CGTAAGGAGGGCGCGAGCCAGCTCCCATTGGAAGCCTTCGTCCGGAAAATACCGAATAACACCGAAACCCTGATTCGTAGCGATGTTGATCGTGCCGGATTGGAAGGCGCTTGCCGATACGAATATCCCTTTTGCATTGAATCCTGCGACTTGGCGGATCTTGGCCCCAAACTCCTCAATATCCCCAACCGGGACGGTGCCCGCATAATTCTTACATTCGACGAGGACGATCATTGACGGCTTAGGTTGGCCAGGAAGGAAGATCTCTATGGCGATGTCAAAAACGATATCGTCTTCTCGATCGCGGGAGTAATAGCGTCTCTTCCTGAATATCCGGCAATGCTCAGGCCGGCAAAAAAACCGCCCTTCACCGATCTCGCGACTCAGGAATTGGAAAACCTGCTCCTCGAAGAGATCACCTTTGGCGAAAGTACTGAGCAATAGTGGTTCCATCTTGGTAATAGCGATCCTGATATTCTTGGCATTTGCTGCGGCGCGAGCCCATGGACGCAGTCGGCCCCTCGGCTTTATCGAACGCCCCGTGATCGCCCTAGCTATGACTCCGCTTTACAGGCGAATGGAAGGGGGAAAGTCCATTGGAGGCTCTCCTAGTATCGCAGTTTTGGATATTCGCCGTTTTCGACAGCAAACCGAAATACGGCATGGCCTGCCGAAAGGAAGGCTGCCTCAGTCTCACACCGACGCGTGAGCACCTCCAGCTCGGGGTAGTCGAAGAACACCACAGGAACCTGATGCTTATCCATGAAAGCCAGAGCGCGCTCGCTGTAATCATAATACATGTCTGTGAAGAGCTCCTTCACGATCACTATACCCAGCATTGGCTTGTCAGAGAAATCGACTTGGATACTTTCACCGGATCGTAACCTCAGTTGCTGAACCGGTGTCCGCAGAGCCGTCGAGAACGCGCCGCCAAGCTGGGATAACCCACCAACGAGCTGGTTGAGCGATACCCGGCGTTTCCTGTCCAATGATCTATCAATCATCTCTTCCGTGTTGGGACTGTCCTTGGCCTGCAGGAAGAGATTTACTTCGCCGCCCAGAACAGCGACGTCGACAAGCTCTTCGTTGTCGCTTGGCTTGATCGGGCCGTGAATGATTTCGTTGGCTGAGAACACCCGTTGCAAGAGAAACACGATATCCCGTTCCTGGTAAGGGCCTGGCTCAGGGCGAATCAACGTGCTGGTCGAAAACCCGGAATTACCTTGGCCACGACTGGGCATGTAATGCAGGCTTTCGCAGAACACAACAAAGCTGCACCAGTCGTTAAACCTTGAGTGCGCCAGCTTGGCCAAGACGCCGACCCAATCCGCAACGCGCCAGGATGCTCGGTTGACGGGAATCGGCTCAGTTGTGAACCTAGCTTTAGGCGCGTGCTACGCTTTCACGAGCTTGACTTCCCGCTGTTATCTACAGAAGCACACCCGAACTGGACTGGAGCGCTAAGAACATGAGTCGCAGGTGGTCAAACCTAAGCCAGGCCATGGCTGCCTACAAGCCATCTGCCACAGGCATCTCTCTTTCAGTCCGTAACCTTTATTCCTCCGTGCTGCAGTCTTCGATTGATTGCGGTTTTGGCGCCGATCAGGTGAAAATCATCTGGCGAACCGCCAGCCAAGCGTACTCAGTCGGTGAGATATCATTGGCGTTCGAAAGTGTTATCAAAGAGCTGCAGTCGACAAGCATCTTCAACGCTAGCAATTTAGTTGGTACTCTGCCGCTTCCACTCGATGTACTTCAAGGGCCGGGCTCTGTAGCGATCAGAACGTTGGCTCATCTAAAAGCGCGAGATGATGCAAAACCACCTGTCTGGATTCTTGATACCGGGCTCCCCGAATTCCCTTTCTGTTTAAATCCCCCAGCAGCGCCGTGGGTCAACTTTACGTATGCGCTTCTAGATAAGCTCGTCAAAGACGAGCTACTAAAGGATTCGTTTCGTGGCAAGCTATTTGCACGAGACCTTGGTCTGTAATCTCATCAGGCCATGGACACGCCTTATGGCAAGGCATTAGAACCTATTGTCTGTACTGAATCTAATGGCACAAATCCAACTACATTCGGCTGGAGAGCCATGCACAATAATACCTCGCATCTCATTAGTTAATATAATTATTCAAACGACCAAAAGGATTTGAGCGCAATACTCCTGCCTGCACCAAATCAATGTAGCAAGAATTACACCAACTCACAATCATACCAGCACGTGGAACATTATTATCTTTGCCGGGGCGAAGTATGAGATATGGCCGCCATAGACTGCATGATCGAGAATATATCCTCGTCCTGGCCCACTGGGCCGGTGGACTCAAGCAATGTTGGTAGAACGATTCGGCATCTGATGCATCTAGATCCGCGGGGCTCTTACCAGCGATTAGAACAGACCACAATGTCAGTTTCTCGAATGCTCGAAGTTTCAGGTAGTTCGGCCTGGTGTCAACCAAAGAGCAAAACAATGATGCTCCTGCCGAACACAGTTCTTTGCAAGAAGTGTTATTATAAGAAGCCAATAAAAATATTAGAACATTTTTAGGCAGCGGCTTGATGGTATTCTTATTAACAAGGTACAACGGGACTGGCACGGCGGATGCGTCAAAATCAACCTCCATAGATTGCTGATAAAAATGATCGATAGCAGAAAAAGAAGATTGCTTGTTTGTTAGTCTTATCTGATGCTTTTCTCTCCTGCTTTTGCAATCTATCTGAACCTTCCCTGACGAGTCACGGCATCGGATGCACCCTTCTTGGGAGAGTTTTAAAAGCCTGGTCGGAGATAAACCATCTGTATCAAAATTCGGAATATACGCTGAGGAGTACTTTGTAGCTCGACGATGGAACAGCGGATTAATTTCATCAGGTGAGGGGTAGGGCGGCAACTTAGAAATATCTCTCCACCTGAAAAAATATTCAATGTAAGCCTCAGGCATTTCACCTGAGATAGACCCTTGCGGCGTGATGACTTTAAAGCTTGCATTTTTTCTATCTGAAAAATCAAAGCAATCCATGGTAAGACAGTCAGCACATTCCTTTAAAGGGATCTTTAGATAAAACGAAGTAGCGAACAGGAATAACCCAAGCTCTAAACTTGCCTTGCCGTTCGTTTTTTGTTTGAGTTTCCCCAGATATTGGTCGCACAAATGCTCGGCTTCATTGCAGCGACATGTATCCTCTCGAAGAGTCTTAGGATGGCGACGAGAGCAAAGCACTAGACCAATTGATTCAGAGTATAACTTAAAAAACCTGTTGATCACGCGCCGAACACCATCCGAGCGTAAGGGGGTGTGAAATGGGTGCCATTCCGGATTGGGTTTTAGAACGGAATCTATTTTTACAAACCTGTTTGTAAGTTTGGATATCCATGATTTAGGAGGACTGCTGCAGAAATCCAAAAAATTTTGCACGTCGTTATTAGTTATCTCCGCAAGAGGCTTCATTGCAACGATGAAACTCCAAAGCAAAAATCTTTCTAATACTGCTAAATTCCAACGAGTATCGCTAGGCGAAACTCTGATGGATTTTCCGCAATCTGTCATAAAGGTATAGCTTTCTTGAGCCCGCAAAACCGGCGGAAGACTCTGAAGGTAAACGGTCACCAGCTCTTTTTCTGCACAAGATCGTGCGCCTGCACCTGCGGCAGGCGAGTCAGGGTGCGTCAGTAAAGGATGAAACCTCAGACCCATCAGTACGTCCCAAATGCGGCCAAGCTATCGAGATAGGATGACAGTGTTGAGCCTTAGAGATCCCAATGTCTGAAATTTATACAATGGATCCTTTGAAAGCAACCATATGAGCTGCACAAATCGCACGTAGGATTTTTCGTCCGATTTACTTTAGTCAACGGCCCGGGGTTTAGGGAAGGCCTGCGATTGTTTTACGAAAATAATCTGCCAAAAAACAAGGCGTTCCGTTGATTCTGGGATTGCTGGATTCTGTTCTCCAATTAACTTTCGCCGGGCAGTGCTAAGGAGACAAATTTGCTTGCTGTCACCGATACCAGAAATCAGGGGCTTGTGGCGGGCTTTCTCCGATTTATGACCAGAGTGTAGGAAGCTGGTAAATTGAGATAGTACAACAGGTGTATGACCCAAGTGATTGCTGTGCAGAGCTTTCCGATTAACTAGCTCACGTTTCCAATTAACCAGTGGGGGTCACAAAATCCTTAGGTCCTGATTTCTTGATCATCGAAGACGATGATCACGTTCTCCCGCAGTTACAAACGGATACAATTTAACATAATATACATTATGCGTACCTCTGGATTCAATGCCGGCCTCGATGTACAGTCCTTTTAATCACCAAAAAGCATAACTCAACTAAATTACAGTTTAGTCGAGTTATATCACTGCTTGGCTGCTGGAGCTGGCCGGCTACTGTCAGCAACGACAGTAAACTGAGCGCCCTTGTTCTTGACAGGAACCTGTGATGCATCGATAGGAACTGTCTGAGAGGAAGCCTGAGCAACAGATTGCTGTGACTGATCCTGTTGCTCTTGATGTCGACCAGAAAGCCAAGGATCGAAAGTACCAACCTTGACGAACACAAAACACGCTGAAACAGGAACATCGAGCGGCGTGCCTTGCTGGCTGTAACACTTGCAAGTACCTCGCTCAGCAGATGACATACAGGCAGCAACCCTGGGGAAATCTGTAGGAGCTGTTAAGGCATCATAAATAGGTGCCGTGTGTGGCAGGCCTGCGATACGTGGCTTTATTGACTCTGCATTCCAAGTTGATGGTTCAGCCTGCAAATTAACTACAGGCGGTGAAAAAGACATTGAAGTTTGAGGCTGAGGCTGTGAAGCAGGCTTAGGGGCGTGCGTAGCGAGAACAGAATCTTCCTTTGGCTTGGAAAGACTATTGACCTGCCTTAGTCCCAAATAGCCACCTACGCCAATCATAAGTAAGGCAATCAGTATAAGACCGATGAGTTTCTTAGGAGGCTTAGCCTTGTGAGTATCAAGAACTGTTGAGGTATATAGTTTGAATACCTCTGGATTCGGGGTAACGAACTTTCTCTGACCTACTGACTTTGCAGACTTGCTTAAAGGATCACCTTGAGCGCTCTCGAACTCATAACGAACCATCTTCATGTTCCAAGGACGATGATAATGAACATGAGGCTTGGCAAGCTTTCTGGCGAAAGGATGCAGATACATAGGACTTTGAGTGGTGACAATAAAGTCATAACCACCATGACGATGACGTGCAAGCTTCTTGATCCACTCAGGAGGCTCACGGGGAATATCAGTACCACAAAAGTCTTGAACCTCGTCACAGAAGATAACAGAGCCCTCTGGTAACTCTTGCCATCCTTTAATGTGATCAATGGCAACTACTCCATGTGCCGAAGGATCAAAACCGTTAATGGGCGTACAGTACTTAGGACGTCCGCTATACGCTGGATTGTTAAGGAAATCCCAAAGCTCATTAGATGTTTTGCCCTCGCCCGGAAGGCCAGTTACTAACTTAAACATTAAGACACCGCCTTTTTGCTCATGGCTGCTTTTGCGCCGGATATGGAAACACGAAGTGCATACGCAGAAAAGATAATGGCGATTGCATTGGGAACGCCGAGAAATTGTAAGAAACCGTATGCATCAGTACCAACAGATGAAAGATTGCTTAAAATCTTGGACTCAACCCAATTGTAAATAGGCATTATCACAGTACTAGAAACGGTCATAACTCCCAAAGCAGCAAACAATCGAGGGAGGACCCACATTGCAATTGCCTGACCTGCAACAAAGAGTACTTGAAACATGGTTATACCTCCTTAGAAAGAATACGCGCAGCAGCAAGATAGGCGGCAGCAATTAGACCATAACGCAGAATAACTAAAGGATCGCATATCTGCGAAAAAGGCAGTTGCAATGAATGACCGCCTATTGAAACCTGTTTATCGGGATAGCACTTCCCTCCCCCATAATTTCCAGAGCCAGCAGACATGAATTTAGAAAGGAAGCCGGAAACTTGTGAATCCAATTGATCTTGGCTTTGCTGAATAAGGTCTTGCTGTATATCTATTTCCTTATCGCGACCGATTTTCTCTTTCTCAGTAGGAAGAGAAATAAGCCTGCAAGAGTCAAAGTAACTTTGGTTCAATATGGCGCAGGAAAAAACATCGCCATCACATGCAGGAGGTTTTTTACAATCTTGAGAGGATGAAGCTTCAATATCTTTATCATCGTCCTTGCCTTCACCAGCACCACCGCCGCCACCGTTATTCTCAGTGCCAGGTGCGGGGGCATCACCAGTACCAGTACCACCACCAGCGCCGCCACCACCACTACTGCCACCACCTGAACCACCACCGCCTGTAGGAGGCTTAGGAGTAGTAGAAGTGTCTTTTTCATCCTCCCAATATTTAACGCAGGTAGAACCAGACCATGCATAACCCTTACCGCAATTGTTTGCAGGGTCTGTAGGATCGTTAGGGTCTTTAGGGGGTACAGTCGTTGCAGGGGCTCCAGAGTTTGAAGCCTCCTCTGATCCGTCACAAGATTGACCATTACCAGTATAAGTGAATACGCAGTAATAACTATCAGGATTACTTTTTAGTGCACCACAACTAGTAGATCCGCCAGAAGTGTAGACGTATTGGCATGAGTTACTACACATTCGATTATTAACAGGTCTGACTCCAGAACCGGAGACGTCTTTATTTGCTGACGAAAGGGAAAAATTAGTAACACCTGCCATGACCGCACAATCACTCTCGCACAATCCAGTATTTGAGTTATATGTTTTACCAGCGTCACAAGAATCTCCGACCCTAGAAACTACAAACTCACCAGTTGCACTTGTAGTACCGTCAGACCACTTAATAGTTGGTGTACATGTGGCATTAACTCCAGAGACAGAAACAGATGAAGATACATATTTAGGATTGGAGGAATATAATGCGCCTCCCCTAGCATCACAGGCTGCTATAGGGCTAGAGAATTCACCTATGTTAGGGGCATACCACTTGTAAGTGTCAGAATAACAAAATGACGAGAAAAGAAAAAAAATGTGGAAAAGCGCCATGCGATTTAGAAAATACATGAGCAACACCGTAATAAAAAAAGAGGAATTACCGCCAAGTCACTCATACTTCGTGACTTTGGCGGCAATTCAAATATAGAAACCCCCGCCATAGGACGGGGGCAAAAGACACATGCAGTTTTCTTTAAAGAGCGCCGCGAACGATCTTGTAGAGCTTGACGGTAGCGGCAAGGCCGAGGGAAGCGACACCGATTGCAGCAACAGCGGTGAGACCAGTGGCGAGGATCGAGATTACTTCTGCTACGTCCATTTTGTTACTCCAGTGTGTTGAGCATTATTGCTCGATGGCTTTCTTAAGTTGTTGAAAAACGTAATGCATAGCCCAGAACGTTAACGCAAGAACGATAAACGACTGAACATTTTCAGGGGTGAAATAAACAGACTCAGGCGGCGTGTAAGTCTGTATTGCAACGGAACACTCAACTGTCGTCGCAGTAGCACTAGCCGCACCCGGACAATAAAAGTAGTAGGACATTTACGCAGTCTTCATAGCATCAGAAAGCGGAGGAATGTTCTTACGACGACCTTGACGTGGATCAACATCGAATTGAAGACGACCATCGCGGACATCACAGATGACGTCACACTCATAAGTACCAGGCTGAGGAACTTCGGACTGTTGCTGTGCATAGAACTCAACCTTCTGAGGATAAGGGATTCCGGGAAGGTGAACAAAGGCCTGATACATGGTATAGGGATTCTTGGACTGCTTAGCAATGCCACTACGGGAAATGCCAGAAACTTCGACCATGAGAGTAGGGAATTTGAGAGACATAATGGTGCCCTTTTAAAGTTTGGGAAGCCGAGAACTTAAGCTCGGATTTGAGTATGCCCAGCTGGGCGGTGTTAAATTAGGTACACGACGAAACGTGAGAAACTGTCGCTTGGCTACTTGAGACCGTACTTGCTCAGCAGATGAAGCTTGTAGAAACAATCGCATAAGAGAGCTAGCGAAAGCAGAATCATCAATGTTGCCAGAGTTAAAATTAGCAATCTCGGCCTCTACTGAATAACGAAGAATCTGATATTGGGACTTATCCATGTCACTGCTCCGAAATCCAGATTACAACTCCGGCGATTAGACCGAAGACGATAAATACAGAGGAAATAATAAGCATCAGTAGCCCATCCATTCGGCAACTGAAATTGTACCGGTCCAGCTTAATTCGCGATCATGGAACCAAATCTTTTCAGGTTTAACACCCTGATCTTTCCGAACTTCAATTACAGCAAGTGTTTCTGCTACTTGCTGGGTCAGAACAGGGTTCATAAACTCACGAACGTGACGCTGCTGTTCGAGCATGCGACGTTGCCCAGGTGAAAGCTGAATGCCTTGAAGGCTTACAGTCTTCATGCTGCCAACTTCAAGTGGTTAGCGCGACGATACCAAAGAGGGACAGCAAGTTCGGACTTGCATACCTCACGACACTGGCGAACGAAAACGGGGGCAAATCGTGATGTATCACAGGCGTTGCGAATATTTATGCCAATACGGTTAAGGCGAGCAGCGTGGGTCTGAACCTGCTTTTTATTAAAGTCAAAGACCTGACCATGCATCCATTGGATTGCATACATAGCTGTAGTATTGGCTGATCGAGTAGAGTCAACGATTTTTTCAGCAACCAATTGCTCACTGATGCTAACTATATCCATAGCTGTCACCTTTAACCTTTCGTCTATTTTAAGAAACTCACGGTGGAGTTGGCCAAATCGGCTCTCATCAAACATGCCCCAATAGCACAGGGCCTCTCGCTGGAGGAATTCACTCTTTAATTCTTGTTCCATACGGACAACACCGTTATGGAAACAATAATTGCGAAGATCAAGTACATACTTGTATTGCTCAGAATCTTCACCATAAAGACGCTTAATCTTAGGTAAAAGATTTTGATCCATTTCAAATGCTTTATCGTAACCCTTTCTATATTGAAGACGACCGCCCTGACCATTACCCTTTGGAGTCCAAGAAACAGTTCGACCATTTGGATATAGAAATCCTATTGAGTGACCAATACGCTGACTAGATACACCACGAAGATAGGCAAGAACATTGCCCTCGCCTAAAGCGATATTAGTTGTCAGGTCGATTCGTTCAATCTTGGCGCCATCGGCAACGAGATCACTCGATTTAGCGCCTGATACGCCTTGGCGCAATTCAAGGCGTGTGCAACGGGTGAAAGCAGGAAGCCCGTATTCACGCAATAAAGCGTTATAGACAGATATGCACTGTTCAACTGAGGTGTAGCCAAAAAGGTTATCAAGGCGACCTACTCTGCTGGGATTGCCTTCAACACGAACCTTTCGACCCTGCACATGGATCGTTACGGAAGTTGAATGGCTGGCTTCATGCTTGAAACGAGGCTGGCGAGTGCTCAAGACCTCATTCGTATTGGAATCGATGGTCAACGTGAAAACGTCACAGACCACAGGGAGGTCGTGGTCGTGCTCCTGAGAAACGGTGAGCCAGTCGATCATCATGCGGAGCGTCCTTACACATGCACACAAGTAACATGGGAGAGGAATGTACACATGTGGAACTGCACACGTCAATACGTGTCAACGTGCACACATGTATTATTGAGGGGAATTTGATGAACGGTGATGGCATGGCCACGAACGTAAGACTGACGACTGCCGAGCAGGAAGCTATTCGGCAAAAAGCTATAGAATTCAATAAGATACTGATAAAGCAGGGAAAGCAGCCATTACGCGACAGCGAACTGGTACACAAAATCCTCGAAAAATCAGTACCTTACGCAAGGCTTTCAGAATCAGGAGATGTGATTATCGATTCTGAGTAACCGGTGAACCGTGGGATACCACGGTAAAGTGGGGGTGTAACAGCACCCCCACCAGATCGGCTCGAAAACGACAAGGACAGAAGATGCGCGCAGAACGCGATCAGGACGATACAGCACACACTCAGAGGAAGCCTGAGCGTCGGCTGGCATACGAAATAGCAATTGGCATCATCATTGGCGGCATGACGCTGGCAACGATACAGGCGCTAATAGCGATGGTTGCTTGGCAGATCTACCTTCACGACTTGAAAGTGATTCTGAGATAGCCAGGTGCTGCATGGAACGACCTCCGGGACCCGACAATCGCCTGTGCTGTGGGTTATGGGTCCGTTGCGGTAAAGCATGGTAATCAGGCGCGAAGGGAGTTTTGCGGGGTCTGGGAAGGCTTTGCACGCGTTCTAGACCGAAGATGGCCACGCATAATTGACGTTATGGATAAATCGAACACCGGGGGCTGCGCAATGATCCCGGTGCCCGATTCTGGCAGTTGGCCGCAAGTACCATAACGTCCTCACATTATGCGTA